AAAAGAAAGAGAGAGAGAAAAATTAGCTGTAAGAGTTTTAAGTGCAATAATTGAGATCATAGCTAGAAAAACAGTAGAACTTGCAATAGAAAAATTAATTACAAAAGAAAAAGAAAAGCAAAGAAATTTATCTGCTGCTTCTGGTAATCCTTTAGCTATATTATCATTCTTTACAGGATTTTCTCAAGGTGGTGCAGTATCTAAAAATAAACCTATTCTTGTAGGAGAAAAAGGACCAGAATTATTTGTACCAAATCAAACAGGACAGATAACTCAAAACGCAAGAGGAACTTCTGGATCTCCTGTCAATGTTAATTTTAATATCAATACTGTTGATGCAAGTGGCTTTGAAGAATTATTAGTAAGATCAAGAGGAACTATTACTCAACTAATAAATAATGCAGTTAACGAAAGAGGAAGGGCGGCTTTAATATAATGGCTGGTGCATTTCCTATATCTTCATCTGCATTTTCAACAATGGGTATTAGAAGTATTCAAAATACAATAATATCAAAATCTCAATCAGGGAAAAAATTATCAAGACAAATAGATGGTCAAAGATTTGCTTTTACTGCATCTATAATTACAGGAAAGAGATCAGATGTTTATGGAGAGCTTATGGCTTTTATTATGAAACAAAGATCACAAAAAGAAAATTTTACAATTATTCCTCCAGAATTAGAAGATGCTAGAGGAATCGAAACAGGCACACTTGCAGTTAATGGAAGTCATACTGCTGGCGATACAACAATAGCTATAGATGGTTTTGCAAGTGATACAGCTAATAGATTACGACAGGGTGATTTTATAAAGTTCAATGGACATACTAAAATTTATATGGTTGTCGCTGATGTTACAAGTTCATCAGGAGCTGCGACAGTGACTATTGAGCCACCTTTGATTTCTGCATTAGCAGATGATGAAGCAGTAGCTTATGACAATATTCCTTTCACTGTTCATCTAGTAAACGATATACAAGAATTTGGAGTTGTTGGTGCATCTAGTACAGGCGAACTATTATATGAGTTCGAATTAGATGTTGAAGAAGCTCTCTAATGGCAAAATATTTAGTACGACATTGGCTTAATGTAGATGTTATAGCTGAAAAAGTTATTGATGAATCTGAAATTGATATGAAAACTAATGACTTAGGAAGACATAAAATCCCTGATGGCACATTTAGTTTTGTTGTGATAAAAGGAAACGAAAAGATAAATAGAACAACATACGAAATATATGACGAGAGCATTAAGCACAGCAGTAAAGAACGAACTAGCGACGAATGAGATTCGACCAATACATCTTATCACTATTGGTTTTGCTACTCCTGTAAATATTACTGATAATTCATTTTCTATAACATCTTCTGTATCTGGAAGTTCTGTAACTTATGTAGCTAGTGATTTTATATTAGGCGTATCAAATTTTAGTGAAGAAACAGATGTTAATTTATCTCCTATAACTTTAAGCTTATCAGGAGCAGATCAAACATTTATTTCAACTTGCTTAAATGAAAATGTTATTAATGATGAAGTAAAAATTTTTAGAGGTTTTTTGCAAGATACGAATGTTCTTATTGATGATCCTTTTTTATTATATAATGGTCAAATTGATAATTTTGGAATTTCAGAATCAGATACAGATTCATTAGTAAATCTAGCTATAGTTTCACATTGGGCTGACTTTGAAAAACGATCTGGTCGTAAAACAAATAATACATCACAACAAAGATTCTTTTCAACAGATGTAGGAATGGATTTCAGTTCTCAAACAGTACAAGACATAAAATGGGGTAGAGCATGATTTTTAAAAAAATATTTAAAGCAGCAGTAAGTATTTTTAAACCTGTTGTAAAAATATTTCAAAAAGCTATCTCGTGGTTGATACCTACACCTGATATTCCAGACTTTGGACAATCTGAATTTGATGATTTTGAAAAAGGTATTCTATTAAATAAACAATCAAATGATGCATCTATTCCTGTAGTATATGGAGAAAGGCTTATCGGAGGCACTCGTGTTTTTTTAGAAACATCTGGAACGGACAACGAGTTTTTATATATGGCTTTAGTAATGTGTGAAGGAGAAATAAACTCAATAGAAGAAATACGAGTAGATGATAAAGTTGTAACATTTTCTGGTGCTTTAACAGATAATACTCAAAGAACAGTTGCTAGTTCAGATTCTAATTTTTACAAAGATGGAGCAAGTTATATTACAATCGAGCCACATTTAGGATCTGATGGACAATCTGCATCAAGTTTGTTGTCAACATTATCAAGTTGGGGTAGTAACCATAAATTATCTGGAATTGCATATCTAGCTCTTAAGTTTAAATGGAATCAAGATATATTCGGATCTATTCCAAAAGTTCAAGCTAGAATAAAAGGTAAAAAAATAGTTACATTAGCATCTAATCTTTCAGAACAAACTGCATCTTATTCAACTAATCCAGCATTTTGTATTTTAGATTATTTAAGAAATGAAAGGTATGGAAAAGGTATAGCAACAGCTGACATAGATTTACAAAGTATTTATGATGCATCACAAGTTTGTGTAACTCAAGTAACTCCATTTTCTGGAGGATCTGATATAAATCTTTTTGATACAAATGCAGTTTTAGATACATCAAAAAAAGTAATTGAAAATATTAGAGAACTAATAAAAGGTTGTAGAGGATTTTTACCTTACTCATCTGGAAAATATAAATTAGTAATTGAAACAACAGGATCAGCTTCAATAACATTGACCGAAGATGATATTATAGGTGGATATAATTTATCAAGTCCTAGTAAGAATGAAAGATACAATAGAGTTATTGTTACATTTGTAAATCCAGATCGAAATTTTCAAGCAGACGAGGTACAGTTTCCCCCTGTGGACGATTCAGGTTTATCAAGTGCAGACCAACATGCTACAATGAAAACAGCAGATGGCGGATTTTTATTAGAGGGTAGGTTCGATTTCAAGACGCTAACAAGTCCATATCAAGCTGAAGAAATGGCAGAAATTATTTTGCGTAGAAGTAGGCAAGCACTTCAACTTTCTATAAATGTAGGATTCAATGCATATGATTTAGCTATTGGCGATTTAGTAAATATTACACATGCTTCATTAGGATTCTCGTCTAAAACTTTTCGTGTGATGTCTTTAACTTTTAATGAAGACTTTACAATTAGTTTAGATTTAGTTGAATATCAAGGTAGTCATTATACTTTTGCACCTAAAGCTCAACAAACTACAACACCATCTACAAATTTACCTAATCCATTTGTAATACAACCACCAGCTTCGTTAACATTGACAGATGAAATGATTGAATATTCTGATGGAACTGTAATCACTAGATTAAATATTTTAGTAGGAGCTTCTCCAGATTCTTTTGTTTCTAATTATCAAGTTGAAGCTAAAAAATCTACTGAGTCTGATTTTAAAATAATATCTACAGGATCACAACTTAACCATGAAATGCTAAATGTTGTTGATGATATATCTTATGATGTGCGTGTAAAAGCAATCAATAGTTTTGGAGTATCTTCAACTTTTATTTCAGCTACTAGAAAAATTGTAGGTGCAACAGATACACCTAGCGACGTTTCTGATTTTAATATTTCTATGACAGGATCAAATCAAATGCAATTACAGTGGTCGCCTGTTTCGGATTTAGACATTGAATTTTACGAAATAAGATATTCTATGGGATCTGGATCTACAGAGTGGTTTAACACTTCTCCTTTAGTTCAAGTTCCTAGAAGAAAATCAAATAGTGTAGTTGTCAATGCATTAAAACCACCATTCAATTTATACATTAAAGCAGTCGATAAACTTGGTAATGAATCAGCTAACGCTACATTAATTGCTTCCAATGTAATCGCTTTACAATCCTTTGCGGATATTTCAACAATCAATGAAGAAACTGCATTTGCTGGAACATTTACTAATTCATTTAAGGGAGAGGACAGTAATGGAACACCAGCAATAACGTTAGATACAATAACACTTTTTGATGACCGTAGTGGTAATTTTGATGATGCAGATTCTAGTGGATTCTTTTTTGATACAGGAGGTTTAGCAGACAATATTACAGGATCAGGTAATTATGTATTTTCAAATACATTTTCTTTAGATGCAGTTTATGATGCCACATTTCAAACACAAATTACAATGGAATCAGATGATCCTTATGATTTATTTGATTCTGGTAGAGGTGCTTCCCTTTTTGATAGCGCTCGTGCACCATTCGACGGTAATGCACCTACAAACAATAATGCTATTATACAAATAGGTGCAGATGATTCTAGTTTATCAAATATAACTTCTTTTAGTACAGTTTCACAACAAGGAACATTCAAAGGTAGATTTTTTAAATTTAGATGTGTGATGGAGTCTTCTAATAACAATGCAAGACCTGTAGTTACAGGATTACAAGCTAAATTAGTATTAGAAAAAAGAACAGAAACAGGAGATGATATTGCATCAGGAACCTCTACTAAATCAGTAACATTTACAAATGCTTTTTTCCAAATTCCAAATATTACAGTAACAGGGCAAAATTTAGCTTCTGGAGATTTTTTTGTAATTACAAATAAAAGTAAAACAGGCTTTGACATTGTATTTAAAAATAGTAGTAATACTATAATAGATAAAACTTTCGACTTCCAAGCGCGTGGAGTAGGGTTGAAAAATTAAAAAAAAAGGACTATAAAGAAACATGTCTCAAGTAACCGACGTAACACTAAACAATCAGGCTTTCGGAACTTTCCGAAGCGAGCTAAATTCAATTTTAGGTGCTTTGAACTCTGCACATGTTGGTAGTTCAGCACCTGGCTCAGTAACGACAGGCACAATTTGGGTGGACAACGGAACATCTGGAAAATTGAAGGTTAAAATAAACGACGGATCTGATAATGTAGAATTATTTGAAATTGATATATCTTCAAATGCAATAACAAGTAATATGTCAGTTACAGGAACAATAACAGAAACAGATCCAAATGCTTTACCATTAGCTTTGGCATTAGGATAGGAGATCAAATGGCAAATACTTTTAAACAAATAAACTTTGCAGCAGAACCAGCAAGTGCTGGAACACCTTACGTAGTTTATACTACGGCTTCATCTACAACTACAGTTATCATTGGTTTAATATTAACAAACATTCACACAACAGGAGTAACAGCAGAAGTTGAATTAGTTTCTACAACAGCAAATAGAGGTGGTGCAAACAATGTTGCAAATGGAACATCTTTTTTAGTTAAAGATGTAAGTATCCCTTTAGGTTCATCATTAGAACTTTTAACAGGCGGTAAAGTTGTTATGGAAGCTGGAGATGCAATAAGAATAGATTGTTCAGTTGCAGATAAACTTTCTGGCTCATTATCAGTTTTAGAAATTACGTAGGAGAATAAATGAGTTATATTGGTATTCCACCACAAGCTAATTTTTCTTCAGGTCTATTAGATAGATTTACTTCTACTACAGGAACTACTGTAACTCTCACTCATGACATTGCATCAGAAAACGATATAGTCGTATTTGTAAATTTTGTAAAACAAGACAGCACAACATATTCAGTTGGTGGAACAGGAAATAAAACTTTAACTCTAGGTGGCACATTAGTTTCATCAGATATAGTAGAAGTTCATTATTTAAACATTGTAGGACAAACAAATGCACCATCTTCAGGAAGTGTTGGAAGTTCTCAAATATCAGCAGATGTAATCACAGGACAAACAGCTTTAGCAGTAGCACCAGCTTCAACAGATGAACTTTTGATTTCTGATGCTGGAACTTTGAAAAGAGTAGATGTATCTTTAATTGGTGGAAACAACACACCAGCTTTTTCATGTAATGGTGGAACATCAGAAACAAATATAAGTGATAGTACATTTTACAAATTAAAATTTGATACTGAAGTTTTTGATAGTAATAGTAATTACGATACTAGTTTATACAGATTTACACCTACAGTTGCTGGTAAATATTTTTTTACTATTAATGCACAAGTTGATGATGATTCAGATGATAATAAAATTTATTTAGCTAATATTATTCTTTATAAAAATGGATCTGCGACAAACAGTCAATTTAGTATAAGATTAACTAACACTTTTAATACAGGTGTTATATTTAATGCTAATGGAGTAGAAGAGGCAAATGGATCAAGTGATTATTTTGAAGCATATATGAGAGCAAGGTTTAATACATCATCTGTTATTGATATTAACCCAATAAGATTTTCAGCATATAAATTAATAGGAGTTTAATTATGGCATTTAGTAAAATTATAGCAGAGAGTATGGACTTAACAGATACATACGCATTTACAGGAACTGTCACAGGTGCAGGTGGCAATAATAAACCATCATTTTTTGCTTTAGCAGATTCAAGTTCAACTCAATCTTGTTCATCAGGAACTTGGGTTAAAATGCAAATTGATACAGAAGTTTATGATTCAGATAGTTGTTATGATCATAGTTCTAATTATCGTTTTACACCAAATGTTGCAGGAAAATACTGCCTTTTTGCTCAATCATATATTGATGGTACGAGTGATGGTTCTCACTATACAGGCATTTATTTTAATGGAAGTTTATATTCTTACAATATACAAAATTTTGCTTGTTCTCCAATGATACAAGTTACTTTAGATTTCAATGGTAGTTCAGATTATGCTGAAGTTTATGGCAGACAAAATTCAGGAACAACAAGAAATAGTGACCCTGCAGATAAAAGAACATTTTTTGGTGGATATAAAATAATATTATAAAATTAAGGAAGGAGAAAAACTATGGCACAACTAAGTACAAAAATAAAACTCTACTGCGAAGCAAATGGTGTTTCAAATGTAGATTTTACAAAAGATGTCATGTTGCAAGATGATAGTGATGGAAAAGGTGTATATATCAAAGAATGGAATCTTGATATTAATAAACCTACTGACAATCAATTATCAACTTATGAAAATGCAGGTAATGATGCAGAAAGTAATTTACAAGTAGATGCAACAAGACGAGCTGAGTATGGTTCATGGAACGATCAATTAGATGAAATTTACCATGATATGGATGCTTGGAAAACAAGGATTGCTAGTGTAAAATCAAACAATCCAAAAAAATAAATAGGAGATAATTTTCTATGCCCTATATAGGCAAAGAGCCAACAACAGGTAATTTTGTATATGCTGATGATATAACTACATCATCAACTAACACTTACAATATTTTAGTAGGTGGAGTTGCGTTTAGTCCAGAGTCAGCAAATCATCTTATTGTAAGTTTGAATGGTGTAATACAAAAAGCAAATACATCTTTTTCTGTAAGTGGTAGTCAGATAACTTTTATACCATCATCAGGAACTTTATCTTCATCTGATAGTATTGATTTCATATTAATATTAGGTTCGGTTAATGATGTTGGAGTAGCAACGACAGTTTCAGATAGTGCAATTACAAAAGGCAAACTTAATTTAATATCTGATAGTTCAAGTGCAGGTCTCACAGTTAAAGGAGATGGCAGTTCAGAAAATGGTACAATTCAATTAAATTGTTCACAAAATTCTCATGGTGTAAAAATATCTTCTCCTGCTCATAGTGCAGGTCAATCTTATGAATTAATTTTACCAACAGGAAATGTGACAGCAGAT